TTTGTTATTTTTTTTCGATTAGACATTATCGCACCGCAACCTCTTGCAACACGACCGCCATTTTTTAAACCTTGTGCTTTTAATCTTTTTGTGGCTGCTACTAAACCGCCTTTGGCTTTGCTACCACGAAAATCTTTTCTCTTTACACCAGAGGGATCTTTAATTTTACCCGCGCATATTTTAGACGCATACGCGTTTGCATACGCGCTCGGGTAAACTTTAAATTTTCTTTTAGCGGCTGCTTTTCCTCTTGGACAAAGTTTAGTCATTATTTTTTCTTAGCCATTCCACCGCGTTTCATCATAGGCTTCTTCATCATGCCGCCGCCTCTTTTCATAACACGTTTTTTCATCATGCCGCCGCCCATAGCTTTTACTCTTTTCTTTTTAGCCATTCCACCGCCACGTTTTACAACTCTTTTCTTTTTCTTCATATTTGCTCCTCTTTTAATTACTCCTCTTCCTATAAGGATATCTTTCATGGTTGTTTTGCCGTCACCCGATAAATCTGGGAAACCTCCTTTTTTCATGCCTTTTCGAACTGTTTGTGCAGCTCGTTTAAAGTTATCTGCTGTGGGAGCTCCTTTTGCCCCTTTTTTTCTCATTTTACCGCCACGTTTTCTTTTAGCGTGAATGTTAGCATATAAACCTTTACCTGGCATCTCTATATCTCCTATAAGATTCGCGTTTTTTTACTGTGCCTTCGTAATAGTCTGAAGGCCAGTGCTGATAATATCCAGTTTTGCGTAAATTGTCACTAGCTTTTTCTAATTCATCAAAATTTTGTATAAGCACCATCATAAACTCATTGTCCGGCTGCCAATCGTCTGTATCTAAAAATTCTACGTTCTCCTCTTCATCTTCGTCGTAAGGATGGGAACACATTAAATATATATCTTGAGGAACAAAAACAACGTTATACGCATGAATCACAGCTGCCAGCTCCTCTGGCTCCATCCTTATATCATTGCAACCGACTATAACTATTTGTATGTCAGGATCTCTGACTATTTCTATGCCTTTGACTATTTGATCAATAAAACTGTCGTGGTTATGCACTTCAAGTATTTTGTACTTTTTTTGCAACCTAGCCATGCGAGCATAGGGGCAAACAGGCACATCACCCAAATGTTTGTTTTTTGGTTCTAGATATTTCTCAGACCATTCGAGAATATCATCTGATATAGTGTTCATGCCTCATTTAATTCCACATACCTGTTCTCACAAAAAAATGCAAAAGTTTTTAATTCTTTGTCTTCTTTATATCTGTGCATTTCAAGCAAAGTGTCGACCATTTCAACTTTATTTTGCCACGTATAGTCTATGCATTCAAATTTTGTATCAAATGATTTTATTGTATAATCAGTCAGCACAGGCTGTGGTACATCGTGATATACCAACATGGCTGAAATTATCCAAATCATTTTTTCTTAAATATGTCTACGCCCTTGAGTCCGTATATACTAGCGACCACGCCGACAAACAGCGTTTGGTACCAGAAAGGGAGATTATTAAACTGTTCAAAGAACATGTGCAGTTTTTTTTGTATGTCAGGATCATCTGAGAATACAGACCATATCAATAAAATCACGGGAGCGCTCACCAAAATCAAAACGAACTCGTCTTTCCATCCCTTGTCATTTGACTGTCTTACAGCTGCTTGATACTCGACTTCGCCGTTTGCCATTTTCTGTGCATGCAACATCGCAGCATCTGACTCGAGCATTTTACGCTGCTGTCTGTTTTTCATTATATGTGTGCCAGCGCCGATTGCTAGTTTAACAACATCTAATATCATAAATTGTCTTCCTTCCATTGTTGTACATCGAACGATGGACATTCTTTTTCACTAATTTCATTGTGCCCTATAATTTTTGCATCCGGATATGTTTCAGATAGTTTTTTAACTTCCATAATCAAGGCAACCCACTGGTGTGGAGTAAAATTATTTTCAGCAGAATTATCTTCAGCCATTCCACCCACCATGCACACACCAACACTCTTAGAATTGTATCCTGCTGCGTGTGCGCCAGAATCACGAATATCGCGACCATCTTCTACATCTCCGTTTCTTTTTATAACCTTGTGATACCCTATATCACGCCATCCTCTTTCGTTAACGTGCCACTTTTTAATTGTTTTTGCATCAACGTCCATGCTCGGCTTGGTAGCCGAGCAATGAATAACAATATAATCTGTGCTTGCTCTAGGTTCCATTACACTACCAGTGCAATAACTATAATCACAACGACCGCTGCAATAGCAATTTTTTTCTTTTTATCTAATGCCATTACCCAATCTTTTATTGCGTTTAATTTATCCATATAGCCTCCTGACTAATAGTTGTTAAAGTAAGAACGACCAGGCACAGCGCTAAATCCTGCTCTGTCCCTGTCTTCTTGACGCGCTCTTTCAAACTCCTCGTCATAAACTGCTTTTAACAAAGGAACTTTCTCAGGCGCTTTTTTCATCGCCAGATAATATGCCATTCCAGCAGTTAGACAAGGCAAAAATCTAAAAGGCACGTTTGCATTATTAGACGGCGCATCTATGTCATCTAATCTCTTTAAAAAATAATATCTTACAGTATATGTTGATAAATCAGGTGTTGGATATAAAAACAAAGTTGGTGTCGTTGTTCTTTCAAAATAAAACTGTGATGGCTTCCCCTCCGATGATTTATTGGGCAACATGTGATAGTCTGCTCTACTAATTCTTGTCAACGTTGTGTCAGTGTTGTTTGCATCACGTAAGGAAACCTCTAGCACATCTATAATATTAGTGTCTAAATCATAATCATTATCGCTAGCTGTTGTTGATTGAGTTCCAAGAGATACCGTCCATAGGTTTAGTCCTCTGTTAGCCCACTCTGACATGAGCAAATTCATACTGCGCACGGCTGTGCGTAAATCTTTGCCGTTTATTTCTTGTAGACCACATCTTTCATAGGCCTCCTGAATGACTTCAGCAGCTTCCAGATTAAAGTCTGTAGATCCCGATACGGCCATGAATTACTCCTTAATTGTAATAAGCCACTACAAAGTCGCAATTTGTAACATCAACAAAAGCTGCAGTTTCAAATCTTACGCCATCACCATCAAAGTTTACAACTAATGCTTGATTAGCAGCTGTTCCAAACTTGTGATGAATTTTAATCACGCCTGCAGCAGAAGTATTATCATATATTTTAACTTCAGCGTCTGCTGCGCTTGCCTGCATTTGTATTGTTTTAATTCTAATAGGCCCAAGATTAGCGGCTGAACCACCAATAAAACCTTGTAATCTACCATCACTTGATAATGCTACTGATGCTTTTACATCTGCCATAATTTTATTCTCCTAAAACTGTGGGCCCGAAGGCCCACATTAATTATTAAAATACTGAGTATTCTAATTCCACTGTAAATCTTCCAGCCGTTATATCAGCGTTTACCGCTGTGGTAGCAAAAGCATATAAGTTTTTGCTAGCAATCGCCGCTGTAATGTTTGGAACAAATATATGATAGTTACCAGCACTATTGTTAAAGTTTACATCAATCTCTGTAATTGATTGTGTAGCACTTAACTGTTCGTTAAAAGATGTCACACCGGCACCAACGATTTCAGTTCCAGAAGCAACAGCCGAGTTAGTAGCTGTGCCAGAAGTTGCACTTAATGATAAACCACCAGCAAGAGTTTCACCTGCTGCTGTTGTGATTCCTATTAATGCTCTGTGAATGAAAAATTTAGTGGGTGTTACTAAACCATCAGGTGCGTCAGTGTTTAATGCACCAAGCTCTACAAGAACATCACCATCTCCATAAGCAGTGGATGCTGCGTTTGTTGATGCTAGTGTTCCAGCGAAAGACTGTATCTTTCTAGTTCCCATTGATATTAGTTGTCCAGTTGAATTAACTGAAAAACCAGTTTCTGTGACCACGCCAGTAGAAGCTGCCTTGTTGATTACGTTAAAGCCGCCTTCTGATCTGACCGGACCGCTAAAAGTTGAATTTGCCATATTGGTCTCCTTTTCCGCCAGTATAGTCTGAGACATTGTCTACTGCACAAGTCCATACTGACTATTTATAAGTATGCAGTGTTTACAATATACGCTTTTAAATAAATGTTTGCAAATAAAAAGGGCGACCGAAGCCGCCCTTTAAATCGTTTATTTGCTTGAGGATTATGCTCCTTCAGAAGCAAACATACCACGCCAGTCAGAGAAGCCGAAGCTGTATCTTTCCCTAGCTTTGTATTTAACGTTACCAGTTTCAAAGTCACCTTCCATAGAAGTAGCCACAGGTGCTCTTTGAAAGTGTTTCATTCCATTAGGCACATCCGTCTTAATGAAGAATGCATCTGTATCAGTTAAGTAGTTGTTCACTACATAACCTTCAGGAATCATACCCATGTTTCTGATAGCGTTAATGTCGTTATCAGATGTAGCTGTTCTTCCAGCAGAGTTCATCAATCTGTCAGCTGTAAATTGTAAAGCTGATGGAATGATCATCTTACGTGCTTTGGCAGCAACTTTTAGACCTCTGTCGTCAGCAAAGGCAGCGATATCAATCATTGCTTGCTCTAACGATGTTTCGTTAAGGTCTGAAGCTGTTGCTAGCTCGTTTCTTTGGTTACCAGATGTAGTTGGGTGAGCTGAAGAAAACAACTCAACGCCATCACCACCTGTAAAGCTAGAGTTAAAGCCGTTGTTTAAAACGTTTGCTGCTTTAACCTGCTTAGTGTGTGCCATAGAACGTGCTAAAGCTTTAGTGTAACGAGTGCTGATTTTGTCATAAAGGTTATCCTCTACAGCTTCCTCAGTAATCGAAAACGCTAAGGCTACAGTTTCATGAGAGTAACGTGCTGTGAATGACTCAGTCGCATTGTCAAAGTTAACTGAAGTTCCTTCAGGCTTAACTGCCGCTGCGCCAAAACCTGATAGCATTACTTCTTCTTCAAAAGCTCTATCAGAGTTTTCTGTGTCAAAAATCTCAGCGTGTTGGTTCTCGTACGTTGCGTACTCTAGTCCGAATAATGCATTCAAACCAGGCTCTAGCTCTTTTGCTAGTTGTGATCTATTTATTGACATAATTCAGTCCTCCTTATACGCCAGTTGTGAGTTTATACACGTGCTCACCAGTGTTAAACACTACATAAGCATTTGCATTCGCAGAACCCGTATCACTGTTTTCAGGATCTTTAGAGATTCCAATTTGCTTGAAACCACCAGATGTACCAGATGTGCTAGTATCGATCTCTGACGTTGATCTTCCAGTCGTGGTGCTTCCACCAGTGCCTGTAAAATCAAAGCCTGAATGATTCATAGCAGCTGTTCCAGTTCCATCGTGCTGTGCTTCAAACACAATGTGAGGGTCTGCATATACGTAAGCAACAATATCAGAAGCGTTAGTGCTCGCTGGATAGTATGCAGCATACGTTGGTTTACTTGTTGTGGGATCAGTATAAAAACATCCACCGAAAACACCTAGTTGTTGAGTGTCACCAGCGGCCGCATCCTCTATACCTCCACCCGCTACTGCTTCTACAACTTGCCCGCTGTAAATAGCCGTACCGTAGTTAGCAGCGATCGCGTACTCTTCAGAAGTAATATCGCCACCAGTAAGATGCCTTGTAGGTCTAAACCCAAAGGCTGCGTCTTGGTTTGCCATAATTATAGTCCTCCTTAGACTAATAAATTATTAGTTATTAATCCAAAAATTTTAGCGAATGTTTTAGGTGTGAAATCTAACTTGATTTCTTGGCACCGCCAAAAGTTACTCTAGATTGCCTATTTGGATTATCGATAGGCATACTTGGGTGCTGCTCCCTTAGAAGGTTGTTATCAACAGCTTCCTGTTGATCTCTTGTTTGTTGAGCAAAATACGCTTTTCTTTCCTCAACAATCTCTTCAGGTATCTTGGCTAGCAGTAATCCACCTACAGTGACCACGCCTTTCATTGCTCCATCTTCTACAGTAGGGGCTTCGAAGTCTCCAAGTTCTTCCAGTCTAACTGGTTCGTATCCCTCTCTCATTCGAGCAGACACGTTCTTTTTGTCTTCTGATCCCATGATCTCTGCACGGATCCAACGATATTTAAAGCCCGCTGGGGCTTGTGGCGCATCTAACCGAGATGGTGGTCGCCATGGCTGCCTTCTGGCAGTTTTTTCTCTGGTTTGAGATGAGCGTGAGGTTCTTGTTTTCTTTTCCATATTGCTACTCCTTCACGTATTTAGCATATTCTTCTAAAGGCACACCGAGTTTTTTAGCGATTGCGACTTGTGAGGGTGTGAGTCTCACAGTTCGTTTTCCTTGTTTTGAAACTGACTTTACCGCAGGAGCAACCGTTTGGTCAACCTTTTTCTTTGGTTTAGCTGTTTCAAATTTATTTGGAAATTGTTCTCTAATCCTTCGATCGACTTCTCCATAGTATTCATCTGATCGTGGATCGTATCCTTCTTCTTCAACAAGGCGTCTATGTATAGCAAAAGCTGTGTATGTCATAGCCTCGTCTTGTCCAAACCACTCGTTATTCTCTGCCCACGCCGTAGCTTTGGGGTCAGGTGGCGGGGCAGATGGGGGTTGTGATGAAGGTGTAGGTTGTTGAGGTATCTCTTTTGTCTCTGCAAATGTTTTTGCTTGTGCCTCTAGAGATTCTCTTTGTATCTTTGCACGCTCTGCGTTTAATGCAGCTTTTGCCATAGCACTTTGTGCTTCGGCCTGCACGTCGACATTGCCTTCTTCGATTGCTTTTTTTAATTTTACTTTAGCCTCTTCTATTTGAGCCAGTGACTCAGCTTCAAGACTTGAAACATAATTTTGATTTGTTTCAGAATATTTTTTTTCAAGTTCTTCGGATTTAGTTTTTAAACCATTCGCATAGTTTAAGGCAGCTTCTTCTCTTCGTTCTGACTCTCTAAGTTTACCGACAAGTTTTGAAATTCTTTTTTGAACTTTGTCGCTGTACTCTTTGTGTTCGTCGTCCGTTGACCCTTGTTCGTCGTCATCTTGAACATCTTCGCTGACGTCCAATTCCTCAGATGTGTCATCGGCGACATCGTCGTCCTGAACAACTGTTTCATTTGTTTCTTCTTTCGCTGCTTTTTTTACTTTAGGTTCGTCTAGTTCAACATCAACAGAATCACCGCTGGTGTCGATAGGTACGAGTTTATCGTCCTGTATTTGTTCTTTTTGTGCCTCGGGCATGGTTCTTGATCTCCATGGTTATTTATTTGCAAGACCGACTACATGTGTAAAATGTCTGTCGGATCCTGTAATATAGCAAGAATTTCATCATCATTCAAGAGTCTTAATTCACCACCATCAATTTTTAATCTTGACCCAGCATAACGTGCAAAGATAACCCAATCACCTTTTTTGCACCACGGGCCTTCTGGGAACTTATTGGCATCGGCATACGCATCAGGGCCTGTGGACAACACATAACCGCAAACAGTTGCTAGTTGCTCTCTTTCACGGGTCTGATCCGCTAAGATAATGCCTCCCTTACTGCGTTCTGCGCCTGCGTAAGGTAAAATAAGCACTCTCCAACCTGTAGGTTTAGGTAGTTTTTCTACCACAGACTCGTTAATATTGTCTGGATCAAGGTTTTTTGACTGCCTTTCGCCATAAATTTCTTCAACTTCTTGTTGTTTTTCTTCTATTTCTGCCGCAGTTTTGCCTTTTTTTGCAATATTTGCTTTTTCTTTGCGTCTGGCTTTAGCCATGTGCTCTGGAAGTATTAAATCACTCACTTTTCTCTCCTTTATCTAGAATTTCTTTAATTTCATCTTCTATTTCTTCCAATGCTCGGTAATGACCAAGCATAAAATGATAATCATGTTTTTCTGTGGTGCTGCCTTGCATCACATATTCAGTAGTTTTTTCTTTTTTATCGCGAACAAGACGTAAAATCTTATCACCTAACCAAAGTCCGTCCATTTTTTGCTCTTACCTTTCTTTTTTTCTTGCGTTTATAGCTTGGTTTACCACCTTTTGCTATGCCGACTGTCTTTCCGCCTTTGACCCCTACTAAAGAAAACACCATTTTAATCTATTTTGCTCTTGGTTTTTTTCTTTTTTTTGACCCTTTTCTTTTTACTAATTGCAAAAGTCTTTTTTTCTGTTCAGGTGATAACGTTTTTATGCCCTTTGGTAATTTTGGTTTTGGTTTTTTCCTAGGGCGTGGTGGTAGAACCATTCTATCTGGTTTAGGTCTAGGTTTAGGCTTAAATCGTCTGTCCCCTGGTTTTCTAGGTGGCAAAGGTCTAGGCATAAGTTTTTTTGGTCTATCTGGTCCCGCTCTTACTACCATTACATCTCCGATCTAATTTGTTTAAACTTGTCTAATATACCACCGATACCAGAGTTTGCAACATTCATTATCACTGTTGGAGATTCACTCATCATCATTCCGCCATGCCCCATTCCTTGTCTTGCAAAGTATTCCATAAGAG